GGTTTTGCGGGCCGCTTGGCATTGTGCCAGCGGCCCTGGAATAGGGGACCCGTTCACCCATGGGTGGGCGGAAAGGTCCAGCCCGAGGCCCCCGTACCATGCAGGATCATGGTCCGCCTCAGGGTATTTAGGCCCACGCGGAGCAGCGCTGGGCCGAGGGCGACCAGTTGTATCCACCCTCCTTGGGGTGGGGAGTTGTTGGGGTCCAACGCCTTAATTGGTGCACCCCTCCCCTCGCCGGCGACTAGAGGCCGCCGGCCGACGCACACACGCACGCCGCGCATGGTAGCCCTCCCTCTGTTTGTGTGTCTTTCCCACCCCAAAAGCTGTCGTATTGTTGTTGCATGTCTTGCACATAGAGTCTGTGGTGGGCCTCCCCCGCAACCGGGAAGCATGACAAGTTCGCCCTCTGGTTTTGCTGCCAAGTGCCGGCATTACGGGGTTAGCCAGATGGTCGATAGCGCTTGACCACAGGGGTCCGGCGGTGCGGCCCGTGAACCGCACCACCCCTTCTTCGTTATGCTTCACGACCGGGTAGAGGTCGGCGAAAATCACCACCAGCCCCTTAACGGTGGGGCCGGTGATCCACACCACAGTTCGCGTCGTATGGGAAAGTAGCAGGCGGTTGCTGACCGTATCCAGTTTCGGTCCCTCGGGGCCTGATCAAAACATTGGCCGATCGCGGAGAGGACCATCTTTAGATGGTAGGGCGGGTGTCATCACCCAATACGCTAGCACCCACGGTGCCTGCAAGCGAGAAGCCACATGACCCATGCGGGGAAGACTCACGTCCTCACGCCCCTAAGGTCATGGCTGCGGCGTTGATCAGGTTAGTTCTTGGTGCGGGGCGGACCCTCACAGCGGAGGAGGCACGAGCATTCATTTTGCTACGCTTATCCCCGTTGTCAGGTTTATCCGCAACCATAACCCAGACCCTTGCCCATGGCACGAGCTTCGGCTTGAGGGATCGCACTGCATTTCTGCTTCGATTGTGCAATTTTAATTCATTTCCCTTGTCCACCTTGCATGTATCACTATCTCTGACCCTCGGCTTACCTGCATCCCCTCTTAGCCCCACCATTGCCCCCGCCTCCCCAGGCAAGCCCGGTCCATCTCACTTTTCTTTTCATCATCATGACTTCCTTCAATCAAATTGAGGAAAACCGTACAGGTCCAGCCGGCGTCGCGGCTGGAGACCTTCAGCACAGACGCATTTTCTATTATGATTCAGTCGAAGCGCTGATCATGGCCCACGCCCGGACCCCAGGGTCCCGGTATGCATTGGTCCTCGATCTTGCCGCTGAATCCGACGTTGACACCTACCAGGGGCCACCTGTGGTGGCCACACCAGCACACTATCAGTTGTGTGACACTGATTTGCAACATGGGGACACGGTCCCACACTCAGAGGGAGAGGGGAGCTGCCTTGTGGCCCAATTGCCACTGGACGTGGTGCCCAGCGCTGGCGGATGGCAGCACAATCTATTCCACTCCAGCTTGTTCCTCCCGGGGCCCAAAGTCCATAGAATGTTCATGCGGAGGTTTTTGTTCTTGTGCCAGGGCCGTTTCCTGCGCACCTTGTTGGTGGACGTGAGCTCAGAGCACATTTCGTTCCAGTGCGCGCATCATTGCTTGGCAGTTCGGGGTCACTCCCCGGCCAGAATTTCCAACCTAGCCGCCCAAGTCAATTGCGATTGTGCGTTGAATTCCCTTGCTGATGGCAGGACCACACCCAAGTCAGGCGGATGTGACTTTTGGAACATCCCACTGGCGCAAGGCAGCACCTACCAGAAGCTTGTGGAGGTGATGGCGCAGTGGATAGCCCATGACGGGACGGTTGAGCGTGCACCGGCAGACATTTGGACCAAGCATTTCGAATGCCGAGTCCGCAGCCACCTGACGGGTGAGAGCGCCACAGAGAGCTGCCGTATTTCCTGGGATTTGGTGTGCCCCTGCAATCGGTGGAGGGGGTATGGCCCCAGCAAGAAGGCAGTTGAAGCATCAGCTGTCGACGTCATCATCCGCGAGCACTACGACGACACCAGGAACGCACAGTGTATGCCCTTCCTGCCTGAGGCGCACATGGTCGGTGAAATAGACTTGTCAGACAGCGAGGCCTTCCCCGAACTCCCTAGCTCAGGGTCTGAGTCCACTGCAGATTCGCAGCCACGGGCGCGCAACAAGTGGCGCGATCAAGTGCGCACTGGCAAGATGAGGGTGGGTTTCAAGGAGAAACCTGAGCTCCTTGGCGAGGGCAAATGGGACGGAGAACAGCTGCGCAAGTGGGCAACTGAGGACTCGCTCTACGCGTCACACATGCAGTTCCGTGGCCTAGGGCGGTTCGCGGCCCTCACACATCTGGAGTCCTGTGAGACAATGGCAGAAGCGCATCAGAGCAAGAACTACCAGTGCTTCGGATTGTCCTTATTTGTGCTGCTGAGTCGTGCCGGATTGTCGGACCATGAGTGTCTCGGGGTAATTGACAGCCTGGGGGGCCACGGGCCACAGGACCCAATCATCATGGCAGAGAAACTAAAACGCAGCACCCATCCGGCCGTCGAGCGAATCCACTTCATTGGGGTCTACCGGGCCGAAACGTGTAAGGAGAATGCCAATGTCATAAGACTCAAGGAGGGGCAGGAGTGCGGTGAGTGGTTGGTCTACATCGACGAGTGCAAGGCAACAGGCCAGCGTGCACACTGCATGCCCTTTCACATAGTCCATCCGAACGTGGTAGATGGCACCAGCCACCAGCTCAACTGGCTAAACTGCATCATGCGGGGCGGGGGCTACGAGGAGTATGACCGAGAATGTGTTGCAGATGGTTGCGGCAACATATTCACTGTCACGGCCAAAGACCAAGAGCGGGCGGCACGTTTGGGCCACGTGTTGCCATCCTCCTGCGAAGGCTGCCGCCAGGCTGGGGCTGGTCGTGCACTTGCCTTGAAGACCATGCAGGCCACCGAGGAGAGCGAGCGCCTGAAGATTCGGATCAGAATGCAGGGGGAGTGGAACGAGCTCAGGCGCGCAGCTGCCGCCAAGGAACGCTACCTCGCAGCACAACGCCTAATTGTCACACCCACCACACAACGAGAGCGCGATTTCTTGTCCGGGCTAAATCTTCTAAAGGACGAGTGTGAGGGCGTCGACGATGTCGCTGATTGGGTCGACAACAGTTCTAGCACCTCGACCAGTTCCACACAGCCCAAGCGCTCACAAAAGGTGCAAAAGGGGGCCAACCATCCGGACAGGCTCAGTGGCAAGGAACTTGGCCGAACACTCAAGTTGGCCAGATTGCCTGATTCACCCAGGGAGCCAGACATCGCCTCCAGCAGCAACACCCCACAGGGCACCCCCGGTGCGCCAGTTGTCGAACCAAAGCACAGGAAACAGCCGGCACCACCCAGCCCAGCCCCGATGCAACATGCGAGCTCCGACGGCGAGGACACACAGTGTGGGGACGACTTTGGTGCATCTCTGGTGTTTGGCACGCCCTCTTGGATGCTGTACTACGGTGTCGGCGATTCCACATTCAGATTCGAGTTTTTTAACGACGCGCTTTCGGGCCACAAGGAGCTCAGCACCGAACTGCTAGCCACACACAGCCAGTGGTGTCGGGCAACTCGATCAGACTGGGATGCAGAACTGAGAGCCATTTTCGTCAACCAGCAGAAGATTCTAATGGCAGAGGAGTCGATTGTGCGGGAGACACTGACGGCGCACCACATGCCGGAGAGACACGAGATCCTCAGCAGCAGGCCGGAAGCCCCAAAGCAGAACAAAGGTTGCGGTGGGATCGCTGGGCTGTGGGGCCGGGCAAGACGCGCTGCTGCACGCACTAAGCTCTGCTGGGCAGAGGAACGCGCGCGTCTAGAAATCGCAAGATGCGCTGAGAACATCATCAGGGGGCTGGACAACGACAGACGAGCCGGGTCCAGGCCGCGTTTTGACTGGTGGTGTGGCATGGAGTTCGAAAGCTGGGCGATGACAGAGCTCTCAACACAGGTGACTAGCACCAGGCACTCTTACAGGTCCCCGCCACAGGTTGCCAGCCCGCAGCACAGGACACCAGCGAGCGCCTTGACCCCCACACGTCTGGCGAGGCTGGAGGACCTCACCAGTTGCTCGCGAACCCAGCCACAACACCAATCACGTGGCATTGAGCATGGCTTGGAGGCCTACTTACAGGAGCAGCACACACTCACGACGGAGAGGTTGATCAATCCAAGGTTCATTCCGGAGTACATACCGCACCTCGAGGATTACGGGCTAGAGAACTATTTATCTTCAACCACGGACCTCAGACGCATCAGCGCATTCATTCATGGCCCCAAGAACCCCCAACTATTTTGTGTTTTCCAGCCACCGAACGAGGGTCTGCGCGCATCCACACCCGAACGAGAGATGAGCTACAGCGACCTGCACGAGGCTTTGGCAGACATGGAACGGGTCGTCGCGCGGCTGGCTGGTGAGCCAGGGCCAGCCGAACGGTTGCCAGCTGCCGAAGATCGTGATGACGCTCAGTACGACTTTGCAGGACTGGACGAGTTGCACTACTTGAGGATCGTGGGGCAGATGGCCAGCAGGGAGCAACAACCGCTCCTTTGTGACCTTGTAGGCAGTCTGCCACTTGCACACGCCGTTCCGGCCGCCTTTCAGTTACCGGTTCGTGGCGACAGACTGCCAGTGGGGCGCGTGCTGGGTGGGGCAGCACCACCAGTCCACTGTCACAATGAGCTCTTCCCACCTGTCTGGCAAACCAATCCCACTAACAGGGCCGTGCACGAGAGCAACCCAGTTCTCCTTCTGGACACGAAGTCAACTCGCAGCCCACTCGGCCTGGCGGCCTCGTTGGCGCGCAAGGCGATAGGGGCAGGATCCAGGACGATGACCGAGTTGCACCCAGAGTACATGGCTGTGGGTTCCAAGATCGACCAGAACGGCTTCTTCTACTATCGGCTGGAGGCCCCTGGTCTGCGCTACGGCTTCTCTTACTCTGGGGCCTACAGACCGGTCGACATGGCTTGCATCCAAACCGCAACTGGTACCAGACACTTGCAGCCCGTGCGCGCCATCCTCTACCAAGGCAGCTTGTACCAAATTTATCTGCTTAGACCGATAGTGGAGTCTGTGGGTAGCCGTCTGTGGACTGGTGCCTTTCCGGACCTGCCAAACATTCAGACCGTTGTGGCCGTGCAGCTGAAGACCAATGGGGCCACATCGCCCACCCTTGCGCGACTGGACGCACCAACAGTGGAAGCCAAGTACCGGCACTTGTACAATGCACTCGCCACTCGCGCACCACCAGAGTTGCAAGCTGCACTGATCGATATGAAGATAGCGGAGCTCTCCCTGGCAGTGCACACAGGCATAGAGCCGGTTCAGGTATTGCGCTCGCTGGTCAGTTGCAATGAGGCTGTGGCGCGCATCACCACAGACCTGCCGCCAATGCACACGGTGAGGCCCTTCTCGAAGTGTTGTGTGTCTTGCGGCTGTGCCCCACCAGCCAAGTACAGGTGGCGCCATCGAATATGTGGCAATTGCACCGATGCTTTGAAGAAGTGCGGGTATGTCACCTTGTCCGGACGCCAGATGACCCAGGACCACTCTCTTGGCCAGGTACCTAGTGGGGGCCCGGGCATAGTGAGGCCACTAGACAGGACATATCGGCCAAACGCTGCCAAATGGGCACATGTCGACACGCAGTCCGGAGGAGCGAGTATCGAATTTGGTCGGCGGATCTTTGACGGAGCACGGACAAGCAAAACATGGAAACGGATGGTGGCGGCAGACCTAGCCGACCTCGCACGCTTCACAACTCGGGAGACACGCAGTTGTGGTCTGTACGGCATTGGCTGTTCAGGTGCCTCAGTGATGATCAGCGCAAAGAATCCCTACACCCAGTTCAAAGCCTTGGCCGGTCGGGCCTTCCGCACTAGCACTGCAGTCCCATACGGGCCTGCACCGGGCATCTACGATTGGCTGGAACGCTTTGTGCCAGTCCTGTTGCCAGATTTTACTGCGAGCAAGATGACGGTAGAGGACTGGCTACAGAGCATGCCATCGAGACGGAAGCGCGCATTGACCAGGGCATGGGAAGATTACAAAAGGACCGGTTGGCAGAAGCACTATGAGACCTTCAAGGCGTTCATCAAGAAGGAGAAGTTGCCAAACTTTGACAAGGACGGAGTGGAGCTCACCATCCTAACTAGCATGCTCGACCGCCTGATTCAAGGACCTGCGGACGCAACACATGTTATTGCGGGTCCATACCTCAAACCACTGTTGAGCACGCTGAAGGAGCGGTGGCACAAGGACGCACCCATCTTCTATGGCAGTGTCGAGCCTGAAAAACTGCACTGTTATCTGCAACGGCTTGCGAAGCGCAGCGGCACGTACTTCTGGTGTGATTACAAGATGTTCGACAACACGCATAGCGCGGGCAGCTGGGACTTCATGGAGCGGCGGTATCGTGCTTGCTACGGGGATTGCACCAATGACTTTTGGCGTGTCATGGACACTTGGAGGCGGCCGCGCGGCAAGATTGGTGCCTTCCGTTACCAAGCACGGGTGATGAATGCCAGCGGCCGGGACGACACGGCGCTTGCAAACGGTGTATTGAATGGCTTTGCGGCTTACTTGTCAGCCTGCGCAGCTTATCTCAACCAGCCCCTGCTCACGCTGACGCCAGCTCAAGTTAGTGGTCTATCCGACACCATCATTATCAGTGTCTGTGGGGACGACTCCATTGGTAACATTCCCATCCAAGGCAAGGCGGAACTTGACCAATTTCTTCAAAAAATGTCTGACAACATAGCCATGTTTGGCTTTGAGGCAAAGCTGAACGCCAGCCAGCACCTGATGGATGCTGTGTACCTTGGGTGTCGCCCATACCCCACCAGGGCGGGCTGGTTTTGGGGAAAGACTATCGGGCGCTCTACATACAAAATGGGCT